GGTTAAACCATCACGAGAGGTTGTCCTCTCTGTCACACAAGGTGGGATTCGTCTCGCTTTGTCTGGCATCACCAGTGCGTCTAAACTTCATTAGACTATAGGTCTTACTATAGGCTTTGAAGGCAAGGTTGGTTACTAAGGTATCAAAACCTTAGTTGGAAAATTGATTGATTCTGAGGTAATTTGCTGCTCTCATTTCAATATGGAGTATCGTAGAATGCAACTCGTGGCCCCCGCAAGGGTGCGCAGACGTCCCATTCGTAGATATGAGTAAGCGATTATCGGAACCTTTCAGGCACCAATAATCCTTTGAGTAATTTAGTAGGCCCCTATGGGTATTACCTACCTTCCTTGCACAGGCACCTGCAGCCCGTTGGGTCATTTATGAACCCTTTGGAAACTGAAGGCGAAAACGGTCCATTTCTCTTAATATTTAAAACTAACATGACACATATTGTAAATTTCTTTACACGTATGGCGCCGTGGTTAGCGAGACGTATGGTCCCCGATTTCGTTGGTGTTTTCAGCGTAAAAGCTGGAAAAGCCCTCGTAAATCATTGCATTCGCATGATTTACCTACTAAGAGGAGGTGTAACTATAGGTTATGTTCGTGTGTTCGTTGCGTACGCGAGATTTCTTAGTAGATTGTACAAACGTACATCCATTAAGTTCGTTGCCAAATACTTGAAAGCCGCACAGATTATGCTTATGCAGTCTGTTTCTGGGCAGAAGGAACGTTATCCTTCTCAGCTTTTTGGTGCTGCTGTTTCATGTACTGGCTGCGGATTACCGCGAATGATCCCTAAGGCTCATCGACAACACATTCGTATGGGTTCCCATACTCATATTAGATTGTGGCTTACTCTCCTCGGTTTATATCGAGTTCTAGAGTTTGCCGGTGTACCTACTATAAAAACGATAGTATCTCCGGGATTACAAGTTGATAACTCTTTTATAGGGGAGTTACTCATGGCTATTCAGGAGTTTATTCAGTATCACAAGTTAGAGTACCACCAAGCTAGTTTTAAAGCTTGGTCCATTCTATCTGTTAGTCCTACATCACCTAAAGTGGCAACGGTTACAGATAACGAATTGGCAAAAGGGAAATTTCCTTCGGGACACTTGTTAACAATACTGAACACCCTTCGGGCCTTGCGGTTCGCCGCGGGCTTCGGGTGGGAGAAATCATTTAAAGGCTTCTTGGTTCATGGTGCTAAATTAGCAAATGTAGTAGCGGCACCGGGGTTAGCACGATTATTTGCTTCCCTGGGCCCTCTTACCGCACTCTTAACAGAGTGTGACTTCGGTCCTCCGAATATAGGTAAACTTGCCTATAAACAGGAACCCGCAGGTAAACTGCGTGTATTTGCGATGTTAGATCCCTTCTCACAATGGATTTTAAAACCCATTCATGATGGGATTTTCGGTATGTTACGTCTGGTTAGCCAAGACGCTACATTTAACCAGCGGGAGGCAGTGGCGGAATTTGCTTCGCAACTTCGCGCCCTCAAAGTGAAAAATGTTTATTCATTTGATCTTACTGCTGCCACTGACCGACTACCAGTGAACTTACAAGGAGTATTAATCTCGTACTTTATCGGAGAGCAAGCTGCTTCCGCGTGGATAGAGTTCTTAACGACACGATGGTTTGCATTGCCATCCGTGTTCGGGAAAGAACGTTTGACTTCTGTCAAACAGCTAGGGGTGTCTACCCCAAGCCCATACCTACAAACTAGAGTTGCACATGTGCACTCTCGCGGTGTCCTGCATGAAGCAGGTTTTGAGCAAGTTACTCATGTAAAATACGCGGTAGGGCAACCTATGGGTGCCTATTCCTCGTGGTCAATGTTAGCTCTTTTCCACCATTTAATAGTATTTATGGCCTGGCGACGGTCGGGGTACAAAGGTCCATTATTGTACCTGGTGCTTGGTGATGACGTTGTTATCGCCAACTCAAGCATCGCAGGGAACTATCTTCAGATTCTATCTGAAATAGGTTCTCCGATCAACCTAACTAAATCGATAGTGTCTACAAACGGTTCGTTTGAATTCGCTAAACGATTTATTGTCGCAGGAACTGATCTTTCCCCAATTTCTTGGAAAGAGATGTTTGTAGCAAGATGGGATATTAATTCCCTTGTTTCATTGGCTGAAGAAAATTCAGTCAAACTTGCATCCATATTACTATTTTTGGATCATGGCTATAATGCCGTTTCTCGGCTGACCGCTCCTTTAAACGAGATGTCACGCTCGATGGCTCTTACCTTATTATGGTTAAGTCGACCAGGGACCTATCTCTCGAAAATGGATAGTTTCTCGAAATGGTGTTACTCTTCATCGTTTAATGTGTTCCATTCATTTGACTTAGAAATGAAACCTCTAATCAAATGGGGACAACAATTGGCGATGCAAGTGTTGAGAACCTTAAAATCTCCTAGCCACTACCTTTCTGAGTATGCCCTTAAACAAGACATCCTCAGACAAGTTAAGTTGCTCTCTTACATAGGGGTAGAACCCCATGTGGAGGCTTTGATTCCTTGGCTTGCCGCTATGTTGTGGACCTCTGTGTTCACATATTACCGAGAGTCAATGGTGTATGATTACAACGCCGCTCGTGGAACAATACAACGTTCGATAATGGCTATGAAGTCGTCCCTGAAAAATCAGGAGGCGGCTCTTAGTGCCCTCGACGCAGTGTTCACGACCGTGTTTGAATCCGAAAAGGAAGTTTCTTCTTTTGACACTATTAACCTTGCCGAATGGCGGGTAACAGAGAAGGTAACGACTCTGAATAGATGTCGAGATTTGAAATGGGCGCAATATCTTCGGAATACACAACCTAAACTTACTATAGTTAAACCCGCGAAAGCCCTTAGAAAAGGTTTCCGTGGAATAATATAACTCTTAGAGTTAAGAGTAAGATGGATATATAAACGGAAGGACCCTGACCTGTAATGTGGTTGGGGGAAAGAGCGTAGGTGAATTCAGTTTCACTTTAGTACCTCTCCTGTCTCAGGGGGCCAGGATTATCGCTTCGAAAGAAGTGGGTAATCTTATGAACCCTCCCTTACAAGATAATGAGGAGCAGTGAAGTGCTTTAGATCGGAAGTCCACGATTGCCAGTAATGGTGATGTAAGGACCATTACGGTTAGCCACCGTAGTGACGCGCTCCAAAGGCACGTATTCTGAAAACTACTCCTTGAGGAGGATGCTCCATTGCGTCTGGTTTGACGTGAGTGGGGAGTGTTATGAGGTGACTCATGTACCAAGCCGGTGAGCTTGCGCTGACACAACTTACAATACCATCTGTTACAGATAGCAGTGGACACGAATCCCTAAGGGTTTTCATTAACCCAAGTTTAATTTGTAAACTAAGCTTGTTTACAGGACACTAGCATTGGTGGGGCCCATTAAGGACCCCAGGCGAGATAGTTAATTCTTTAAATAACTAAATTTTAGTAAGATGATGAGTGGTGAATATCTTAATCGGTACCTAGTCTTTTGACACGCCGATCTTACAATGAATTTCGGTTAGTATACCATTGGTATGGTATTTTGACTGTAACCAGGACGATTCTCTTCTGGTATTCTTATGGAATACCCCGACTCCGGTGCTACCTGTTCAACAAGTGAAGAATATGGTTTAGATAAGGGTTTCTGAAGATCTAAGGAACGAACCCCGAAAGGGACGTCCAAGGATAACGATAGGAACAACAATACCTTTGCATATCCAAGTACTTGCAGCAGAGCAATACGGGCAAACCCGTATATCCCCGAATGGGCAGTACTACATCTTAACGGCCACTATAGAAGTGCTATATAGCAAGTATAGTAACCTATTAAAATTTATTGATCTCGCTTTATGCGTCGTATCTAGTGCAAACAGTTAAGGATTTGCCAAAGTGAAG